CCTGTTATATTAGTCATACTCTTACCCAACATATGAACTGCTCGTGTAAATTTTTGAAATGACTTTCCAAACTCAATTATTAAATTTTGAGAATCCTTTTTTTGTTGTTCATTTACGGATTCTTTCCTCAACTTCGGGTCATCGGCATTAAAATTGTCCGTTCCAATGGTAGGATCACTATGACCACCAGAGTAACCAGCCTTTTTCTTCTTTTTTCCTTTTTTATTAGTACCTTTGAAGGAATGTGGTGTACTATACTGACCACCAACGGATGCGGTAGAGTTGGCTTCGTCTATTTCTTGTTTGATTAATTCTCGAACAAGTTTACGAAATAAATTTTGGTTAAGCCGTGACATTGTGTAGTTCCTTAATAAGTTCATAATACCTCATTAATGACACAACCTGTTTATCTTTAACTATTTTACCTTTTTTTATGATATCTACTTGTTTTATTGCCTCTGACAATTTAATTTTTGTAATATCATCATCCACTTTAGGTAAAATTTTACTTAAAATTTGTTTGACTTTTTTAACTTCACCATTTATAAATTCTCTAAGTGAATTTGTATTAGATATATTGTTAATATATTCTTTTAACAAGTTTCTTTGCATAGAATTTAACTTTTTATATCTTCCGTTGAAGTTATCCACCATCAATTGGTAAGACATTAATCTAACATCTTTATCTTCACCTTTGAATTCACTAATTACTTGACTTTCCACACCCTTTGGTCTTGTTTTATTACGAGTAATATGTTCAACAATAGAAAAAGTACTTTCTACTTCTTCTGTTGGATTGAATAGTTGGGTGGTTTCTACAATGAATTTTTTATAAATTGATGCATATACTTTATAATTAGGAATACGAGCCCTAAAGAAGTCCTCTACTTTATAATTCTTCTTAATCTCTTTAATAAGATTATACTTTTCAGTACGAAGTCTTTTATTCTGTAACTTTTGTCTTGCCTTAATGACAGCATCGACTAATTTTTCTGCTTTGTGAGAAGAATTGTAATTCTCTTTCAACAAAACTTGGTATAATTGATTTTCTTTACCGAGTTCTGTTCCTTCGTTAAAGAATTTTTTTAGCATCTCGACAGATTTACTCTTATCATCACCATTCATTACATCTACGGTGATTTGACGGGATAATAATTCAAAAAGTATTCCCGTATTCTTAATCTTCGAGTGTTTTACTCGTTGGGCCATAATTTATGCTCCTAAATGTGTATAGTTCTTCATCTATAAATATAAAAACTTCTAATAATTCATCATTTAAGTATCACTTAAAGACGAAGATACTTCATTTTTATATTCTTCTTCTACATCTGTCGTTTCAACAAGGATTTTTTGTTCTTCACGACCTACTTTACCTAAACTTTTCTTTAATGCATCATAATGTGCTAATGCAATTCCATACTTTGGACTTCCACTACCACCTTTTCTCTTATCATGTGCTCCAAGTGGATCTCGACCTCTTACACTTGAATCCTTTCCGTGTTTAGGGCCTTCTTTAGGACGACCACTTCCTGGCCACCCATCTTCTGGCATTTCCAAATCTAATTCTCTACTTGTTCTTGCTGTTCTCGCTCCTGGTGGTTGTGGTCCAGGTACTCCTGGCATTCTACCATCTTCTCCACCTTGTGCGTCCATCATCGCTCCTTGAGTTCCGATGGCCTCGTTACTTTGAACAGGATCATTACCTTCCATTTCAATTTGTGACCATCTAAACTTCCGTTTTTGGTCTTTTAGTAATCCAAGTCTTACTTGTTCTTTTTCTTCTTCTGTAAATTTAAATACATTATCATAAATCCATTCTGTATCTGCTATTTTAGCGTCCATCATTGATTGGGCTAAACTTTGTTTGTTATTCCACAACTCAATCTTTTCTTCTTCGTAAATCGTAGATGGATTTTTTAAATTCAAATCAAAATTAACAAGTTCCTCATCCGTATATCCTTGTGAATACAAATGAACTATAGCAATTTTTGTTAATTCACTAACTACGATTCTTTGTATTCTTTCAATTGTTCTTGCAAACCTAACATCTTCTGCTGCTAAAGTTGCTTTACTTCCAGCTGCTTCATCATATCCAAGAAATGCTTTTGGTATCTTGAGTGCTGCCAACATTTTATTTTTTAAATATTCAATATCTTCTGTTGCTTCATAAGTTAATCCAGGAAGTGATTCTATTTGTGTACCACTATCCCCACCACGAACAGGTAGGAAAAAGTCCTCAGTAAGATTTTGAATGTTATACCTTAAATTATAATCACCAGTATTTTGGTCGATTACAGGTGTCTTTTTCATCTTGTTAATTATCTTTTGCATAAAGTTTTCAACTTCTGCTGGTGGAATGTTTCCAATATCTAACTTGAATACTCTCTTTTCAGGTGCTCTCATGATTCTGTGAATTAACATAGCATCTTCCATAAGAGATAATTGTTTCCAAATTTTTCTTCCACCTTCAATCATACCTTTACCATAAGGTAAAAAGTTTGCATCTGATAGTAATCTGAAGTGTGCCACTTCATAATTTTCCATTTCTTTCTGTCCAGCCATAGTAGAACTATGTCGTGTATCTCCATCCTCAACTATAAAAGATGTTAAATATGGATTTTCTGGATCCTCACCTTCAACACGAGTAACATCATAACAAGATAAAGGAACTACATTTGTAATACCATACTTTTCCTTGATATCTAAATAGAGATAAAAATCTCCATACTTACATAGGTTACGAACCCACGGCCATAAATTAAATTCTATATTCAATACATCATAAAAAAGATTATGTAAAATATCGTGAATGTTTTCATTGTCTGAATTAATTTCTAATATCTTACCATATTCATTTTTCATTGTAGATTCATCTGCGTAAATATCAAGTGCACTTGCTATAATTGCATCTGAATCCATTTCCTCATAATCTCTAAACAGAGCTAATCGTTGTGCCTGAAAACTAATTGCCTGTGAATGTCCGTATCCACCAGTTGTCAAATTAGTATGTAATCTTGAAAATCTATCTACAAGATTATTTCTTTGTGCCTGTTGAACTCTATTGGTATCGGCAATCTTTAACTTTCTACCACCTGCGTGTCTTACGATTACATTTGTGGAAAAAAGTCGTCTTAATCTAGCTCTTAAATTTGTTTTTGCCATTTTATCCTCTTATTATTTTATTAACCAAGTTAGATCTTCTTTTGTATTTCCAGTTTCCATTACCCAATCATCTGTTTTATTTTCATCAGGTGTATAAACTGCTTCATAATCTAACATTTTACTTAGGACTGTTTTTTGTAAGGCCATTCCTTCTGCGTTCAACCTTAGTGCAGTATCTCTTACCCATAGTCCAATTGCCAAACTCATTGCAAGGTCATCATTATATCCTTCCATTGCCTCAGCTCTGTTGTTGTGCCATATAAACACAAATAATTCATCAATCAATCTGTCCGAATGAACGATAACAGATTTCTCTCTGAAATATTCTTCTAATTTCGCGATTACTAATGGTCTTGTTTTCATAGTCATACTGAATCCAGGAACCATTTGTCTTTCGGAATTTCTATATTTGTTTGTTACTTGTCTTGCGACATCAACATACCTTAAATCTTTACTTGTATAAAATAGATTATCATACTCTCTATCAATTACTTGTTGAATAGCTGCCCAACCAATACTTGAGTTCTCAATCACAAGTAATGCGTTGTTATACTCCATAGCAGTATTCATACATAAATTACCAAAATCTTTGGTAGAAATCTTTCCTTTGTATTCTGCAACTTGTTCCATACTTTCTACTTCTACAACATGGAATGCTGAAAAATCTGTAGCATCACCACGAGCAACATCAGCTGCAACTACATAACTCTTTGTATAATTCGGTTGTCTATATATCCATAGGTTACTGTCTATTCCCCTTTTTTCAATAGGTTCTTCTATATGTTCTTTTTTATATTCTTCTAATATTCTTGGATCAATAACACCTTGACCAGAAGTGATGAAGTCACAATCACATTCTTGTGCCGCTCCACTTGGTCCTAATAACTTATCTTGTTCATCTCTCCAATCTTGTTCTCTATCAGGATGAACCGTCCAATGTAATTTAATTGTATTCCAATCATTTTCACCTTCTTCAGCACCTACCCAAGTTCTATGAAACCAGTTACCCACACCATTCGGCGTTGATAGTGCTATACATTGACCACCAGTACTCAGAGTACTTTGTGCAGCAGTCCATATTGTATCAATCTTGTCGATAAATGCTGCCTCATCAATAACGAGTAAAGATAGTGCCTCTGAACGACCTGCGTCC